GGGTCTCGTTCGTATTGGTTGTAATGTTTGTCCATTGCTTTTTGATGCTCGGCACAGTATTGCCCGCTGTCTGCAAGCCGACCGCAGCCGGGATAAGCGCAGGGACGTTTTGGTTTCTTAGGCATAAAACACCTCCTTTTAAGCATAAGAAAAGCCCTCGCAGGAGAATTTGCTCCCGTGAAGGCTGTTTCCTAATATTTCATACTACCATTATATAACTTACACTATGGACAAACAGTGTCAGCGTGTGCCATACTGTGCCAAAGTGTGCCAACTTTTTATTTTGGAATCTTTAAGTGATGCAAAGCTGATGAATGAAGTCTGTGAACAGTACGCATTGACACATTAAGGTTGACACAAATTTCTTCCCAGTTAAGAAAGTTGATGTAGCGGTAACGAAGCAGCAGTTTTTCGTCCACGTTCTCCATCCGGTTAACCGCCTCACGGATATCTGTCTTCAGCTTTACCAAGCGGTCGACCTCTTGCTGTATCTGTTTCTCCAAATCTACTATCCTAACCACATACTTTACAAAGGGCGGGTCAGTATTCTTTGTTCCGCTGACTTTTTCCTCAAGCACAGGAGACGAAATGCTTCTTGATAAATCCCTTAAACCCTGCAGTTCCTCAAGGTCAGAATTTATTAGTTCATTCAGCCGGTACGCCTGTTTCAGAAATTCCTTTGCTGTCATCGCACCACCTCCTCCTGTAGCTTTTGGATTAGCATCTCATGGTCAATGGAGGTTATGTCAGAGAAAAAACCGGAGCGAAAGAAACGCTCAACCTCACGTTTCGTATACAAAGCCGACTCATTATGAGGGTGTTTTGCCAATCTTTTCAGTGCAAAGCGGTAATCCTTAACTGCCTGCAGAACAATAGCATTTGCCAGCTTTTCATATGCATCCGTCATACGCTATCCCTCGCTTTCCCAAGATTTGCTTTGACCGCATTGATAAGGTCGGACTGTGTCTTTTCCTTTCGTTTCAAGGCTCTCATGACATCTTCGTCAATAGTGCCTTTGGTAATAATGTGATGTATAACCACCGTTTCATTTTGACCTTGTCTCCAAAGTCTCGCATTCATCTGCTGATACAGTTCCAGGCTCCAGGTAAGTCCAAACCAGATAAGGGTTGAACCCCCACTTTGCAAGTTGAGACCATGCCCTGCTGATGCCGGATGGATAACCGCAGCAGTTATATCACCGTTGTTCCAATCCTTTATATCCTTGGAAGTCTTGATTTCTCGAACTTTGAATCTTGCCTTAATACGCTCCAAATCATGATTATACCAATAGGCAATAAGCACAGGTTTGCCGTTTGTACCTTCGATTAAATCTTCAAGGGCATCCAGCTTGCGGTCATGAATAAAATGGGCTTTTTTATCCTCATCATAGACAGCGCCGTTAGCCATCTGCAGAAGCTTGCCTGAAAGGACTGCTGCATTCATAGCATCAATTTCTTCATCGGCAAGTGCAAGAACCATATCTTCACGAAAGCTGTCATATACCGACTGCTCTTTTTCACTTAAGTACACAGGTACTTCATTGATTACGCATTCCGGCATTTTCAGAAAATCCACTGACTTCATGGAAATCGTAATATCCGAAATGAGTCTGTATATTTCATCTTCTGCCCCAGGTAGCGGTTTATATGAAAACACAATCTGCTGATTTCTTTTATCCGGAGTAAAAAAAGAATTGCGGTAGTGAGTTATGTACCTGCCGAGTCTTTTACCCATGTCGAGGATACGAAACTCTGCCCACAAATCCATTAATCCGTTACTGGATGGTGTACCCGTAAGGCCAACAATACGCTTTACCTGGGGCCTTACTTTAAGCAAGCTTTTGAACCTTTTTGAACCATAGGACTTAAAGGATGAGAGTTCATCAATGACCACCATATCGTAATCAAATGAAATACCGCTTTTGTTTACCAACCAATCTACATTTTCCCTGTTTATAAGATAGATGCTTGCAGGTTTCCTAAGTGCTGCCAAACGCTCCTGCTCTGTACCGATTGCCATCGAAAACTTCAGCTCTTTTAAATGCTCCCACTTATTTATCTCAGCTGGCCAAGTATCCCTTGCTACCCGGAGTGGGGCAATGACCAGAACCTTTCCAATTTCGAAGCTGTCAAGGCACAAATCAAATATAGCAGTTAGTGTAATTACGCTCTTGCCAAGACCCATCTCTAAAAATACTGCGGCTATGGGATGCTCTAAAATGAATTTGGTCGCATAGATCTGATATTTATGAGGATTGTATTTCATCGAGTATCCCTCCAATCTGTTCATCATCGTCAATTACATAGCAAGCAAAGCCTAACTTCCGTAACTGCTTTATTCTTCTAATCTGCAGCTGACGAGGTTTCCCGCCAGGAGCCTTTAATTCTGCAAATGCCATCTTCCCATGTGGTAAAAGCAATAGTCGGTCTGGCATCCCATCTAAACCGGGACTAACAAACTTCGCCGCAATGCCTCCCATCTTTTTTACCGCCGTTACAAGCTTCTTTTCGATATATTTTTCAAGCATAAATACCTCCTATATAAAAGGCTCGGAACAAGAAAACAACTTTGACCTATTTTTCCTATACGCGCGCATATATGCGTATGCACAGGCTGCAATTTCTTCTTTTTGTCATTTGTTATTAAATAGATACTTCTTGTTCCACTTGTTCCAAACCGCCATTCTTTCTTGTTTTATCAACACTTGAGGGAGAACAAGACTGGGAACAACGCAGGGAACAGCCTATGCCTGTTCCTCACATCGGGAGTAGGCTCGCTGTTTTCCGTAGACAGGAAACATCACAACCCCATTCTTGTTCCCGGAGTACTTGTTCCATTCACTGATCTTTCTCATAATGGCTCCAATGGCATAGGAATCAGATGTTTTCATTGATGATGCATCTTTGCCAAAACACTCACACCAAATCTCCATATTGCAGACAAGGGTTCTTTTTACAGTTCCAACACGGGTGCCGCCGCCAAATTCGCTGCCGCCGAGGAAATTTCGACGCTCGTATAAAGACATTGTGTCCCAGTCATCCGGCAAAAGGGTATCCAGATAAGTGCGAACCAGACCCTCTCGTTCATCGGTTTCCATTGCATCAGCCTGCTCACTGATTGCTAAGTGCACATCATCACCTTCAAGGTAGAGTTTTTCACCCTTCTCATAAAGCACCAGCGTCTCTGCCCAAATCTGCTGTACTTCCTCTTTTGTCATCTGCCATGCTTTCTTTTTGCCGTTGCCGCTGATACGCACCGGCCAAAATCTTCTGTTGCCTGTAATATCACGAAGAAAGCCGCTCTCTGCATTGGTAGAACCCACAATCACACACTGACGGGGATGGCTTTCAACATTGACTCCATAGCTTGCACGGTACTTGTCATCAGACCTTGATATAAAGGACTTCACAACCTCCACATCGGTCTTACGCATTCCGGCAAGCTCACCAAGTTCCAGCATCCAATATCCCTGCAATTTTTCAGGACCGGCCTTATCCTTCATATCCGTAATGGTCAAACTGTCTGAAAACCAATCTCCGGCAAGTTTGGCAAAGAAGGTAGACTTGCCGATGCCTTGGGGACCGTTTAGGATAAGGACACTGTCAAACTTTGTACCAGGTCTATAAATACGGGCTACCGCCGCGGCCATTGTTTTGCGAATGACTGCTTTTGTATAGGAATTATCCGCTGCACCGAAATAATCGATGAGCAGATTTTCCACCCGGCTAATGCCATCCCATTTCGGCAGGGAGTTCAGATACTCCTTAATGGGATGGTAGGCTCTTTCTGCAGCTACTGCTAACACAGCATCCTTGGTCTTGGTGGGAGAATAAACTCCGTATTTACTGCTTAGGTACACCTTAAGCAGTGCGTTGTCTGAGTCATTCCAGCCAACCTTTATCTGTTCCCAGGGCAGACCGCCTTTGGCGTCAATGCCATCACGGTGGCAGTTGAAAGCAATATGCTGCAAATCCTTATCGTGCCTAATAATAAGGACGATATTGTCCAGTGTATCTTTTATTCGCCCTTGCTTATCCAGTTCCAAGCCTGTCTGCCAATCCTCATCGCTAAACTCCTCTTCAGCCTGAGCCTGTCTTTCCTTGGCAAACTCAGCTTTCACCGCTTCATCTTTTATAGCAAACTCGCACATTGCTGCAAAAGACGGCATTTTTCCAGGAGCTGCAGTCGCAGAAGCCTTATCATCTAAAGAACCAAATTTATGAATACGAACAAGGTCAAAGCCGTTGAGGAGTAGGCCGCTTGCCGGGTCAGTGGCATGGTGGCTGTATACAAATTTATCATCATAGATAATCACACCGGCACTGCTGTCAGCCGGGATATAGTCATAACGCCCTTCCATGGCAGATGGGGCATAAACTGCACCTAAGAATTTCTCAATTGCCTCTCGAACGGGGTAGGCACGGCAGAAAGCTCCTACCACACCTTCCTTTAAAAGCGGATCTGCCTGCTCTTTAAGACTGCGGTTAATAACTTCAGACTGCCTGCTTGATACCGGCCAAGTTGATGTATCATGCCAATTTTCATATTTAGAAAGATATATGTCAGGGTCAAGTAATGCTCCGTCCTGTTCCTCATAGACAAATTCGCCGTTAGAGGATGTGGATGGCCAATACATAAGGCGATGTGCTTCATATGTCGTATCATCGAAAAGATCAATACCGATTTCTTTTGCCACCATACGCCCAACAGCTGCATATTCTTCTTCACTGACTTCACGAACAAGCGGGATGATGAGCCTGAGTCTCGGATTTTCGGGAGTGTGCTTATGGGTGGAGTAGACACAGCATTTGAAATCAAAGAGCATCGTGATTTGCTCCCAAATATCCGGCTTGCCGTAATCCATATCAAGGGTAAGCAAAGAACGGCATAAAACATTGCCCTTCTTTCGTCTTCCTTCTTTTAGGTGCCCTCCGACAAAGCCGCCCACATCCTTGATATCATCCTGTCCGCCTCTTTTTAATTTCCGATACTCTTCTGCCGTTTCCGTGGTACGCTGTGTCGTCTTTACACGGGAGCAAAAATCCTCCCATGAAATATCTTTGTTTTTCCACTTCCTGTCCATCCGGCTGTTGCCAACTGAAATTTTCATAAACTTTCGACCTCCTCATACTCCGGACTAAAATATCTGACCGTCTGTCTGCGTTTTTTGGCTACTTCAATCTCCCTTGCCATACCGCTTGAGATGGTATTTCCAAGCACCCATACCTCAGAGCATTTTCCCATAAGTACGATATCCATAAATATAGCAAGTTCTCGTTCCTCTAAATTTTCATCATTCATAAACTGCGGAAACATAAGATGCGGAGCAATAGGGATACAGTTTTGCTCTAGGGCAAATCTGCAGAATGTGCAAGCTTTTTTCACGTTTCCTTCTATATCACCAGAATAGGGGGAACAGATATACACAAGGGGCTTGAAGGCAGATTTCTTTTCTGCCTTCTCCTCTCTAATAATGTTGGTCAGTGCTTCATGAGGAGTCGGGTCATAATACCCTTCCGAATTGTATTTGTTGATTCCCATTACACATCCTCCATTTCTATCTGCGGCAGAATACCATCTGCCTTCATCAGTTCGTAAATGAAGAGTCTGCCTTTTTGTGTCCAGTAGGTATGAACCTTTGTGTGCTGTTCCCCGTTACTGCCAAGGTAGCTGTGTGTCTTGGTGCTGGTATAGCCTTTTTCCGCATATTTCTGATATAAAAGCCATATGTCGCCCTGCTTAAACTGGATGCCTTTTTCATGAAGATAACGGTTCATCCAAATGGCTGACTTACCATAATCCTTGGCAATTGCCGATGTGGAAATAAGATCTTTGCAATTTAGCACCACATCGTAATAGGACGCCTTTGGCTTCATTTCTGTAATCTGCTGATTCTGAACAGCAATCGTACCTTCAAGCATTTTATTTTGATGTCTTACCTGGGTTAGCTGCTGATTTGCAAACTGTAATGCCCTCGCCATGATTGCTTCAGGGGAATTCCATTTCCTCTCAATTTCAAGAAAGTATTGACGGCACTGCTTCCCTTTTGGAGTACGCTGAATCATGCATAGCTCTTTTGCCATATCAATGGTCAGCTGATGATCTATGCTTGGTCTGCCTCCGGTACTTTCGCTCAAAAATGAGCTAAAGTCTGTACCTTCCAAAAATCCGTACTCACACATTCTTGGAAACCAGTCTTTATACGCTGTCTTTACTTCCAAAGCTTCGTGCAAATCACGGCCAAGCACGGTGGGGCGGTCATTTTCATATTTGATTCTTACTAATTCGTCCATACGAATTACCTCCTGTAATATAGTCAGAGAGGAAACCCCTCTACCTAATAGCCACAGGAGGTAATGAAAGTTGAGGATTTAAAAAATTAATTTAATCTTTTTTATAAAATTGGCACTCATAGCCATCGGCACTAAGCAATAGTCCTTTTGCCCAGGATGGAGTTCTTCCCATCTGTTCACAGACAGCAGAAAGGGACATCTTCATATCCGCCTCGATGATAATTTCATCATGTACATGAGCCACAATAAAGCAGTTCTTTAATGTCTGCATGGCATAACATAAAATATCGCGGCTGATTGCCTGAACAATATTTTCTACAAACTTGGGTCCGTAGCTTTCAATTCTTTCCCATTTCTTCGTTCCGCCGACACCTTCATAAGTAACAGCCTCACCGCCAAACACATTCTCTCCCATCCGAGGTTTCACATAGGCAAGCCGTCTGCCGGAAGGAAGGACAATAAAGAGCATCCCACTTTCATAGGTAAACTTGATACTGTGTGTTTCTGTGGGGATTTTCTGCTTAACACAGGTTTTCACGGCACGGTCAACATCCCACCAGAGTTTTGTGATATTGGGGTTGGACTGTCTCCAAGCTGTTACAAGAGCCTGCAGTTCATCTTCTTCAACTCCCATCTCCAAAGCGCCCATAGACTTTAATGCTCCAACAGACCCACCATAGCCAAGAGCGAGTTCGGCGATTTTTCCTTTCTGACGAAGATGTCCATTCACACCGTGTTTTTCAACAGGGACATGAAACATCTGAGATGCACTGGCACAGTAGATGTCACCACCCTTTTGGAATACCTCTGTTCTCCATTTTTCGCCTGCAAGCCAGGCGATGACGCGAGCCTCAATTGCTGAAAAGTCTGCAACTATGAATTTCATACCATCTTGCGGTATAAAAGCGGTACGGATAAGTTCCGATAATACCTCAGGTACAGAATCATATAAAAGTGTAAGGGCATCAAAATTTCCACTGCGTACTAAAGCGCGAGCCTGTTCCAAATCCGGCATATGGTTTTGAGGAAGGTTTTGTAATTGAATCAGCCTTCCTGAAAATCTGCCGGTTCTGTTGGCCCCGTAAAACTGAAACATCCCTCTGGCACGGCCGTCATGGCATACCGCATTTTCCATCGCCGTGTATTTCTTCACTGATGATTTGGCAAGCTGCTGACGAATCTCCAAAACAGTGCCTAGTGGTTCAGGTGCTGTCTTTAACATCTCTGCAACTGCCTTTTTACCAAGGGTATCTGTTTCTAGTCCATTATCAGCAAGCCAGTCTTTCATCTGCTGTACGGAGTTTGGATTCTCCAAGCTGGTTATATCCTGCATAAGAGCTGTCAGCTTTTCACGGGAATGCTCATCCATGGCAACAGCTTGTTTCACAAAGGTCATATCAACGGCAATACCATGATCATTGATTTCCTGATCAAGATGATATTCTTTCCATACATTTTCCGGCACTGGGAACTTGGATAATTTTTGCTGTATCTGTGCCTCTGCTTCTACGTCACGGAGATTGTATGCTTTAAATCGCTTCCATTTATCCATGTCATGTTCCGGCAGATTACGAACTCGGCCGCCATTTGATTTAGTAGGAGAACAAGGTGTACAGAAATATTTGATAAGATCTTTGCCCTCTGTCAACTTTTGCTTTTCCAATCCTAATACTGCACCGACACCTTCAAGGGATAATGGCAGTCCCATATATGCCGACCATATCATGGAGCATTTCCATGATAAAGGGTCAAGATATTCTGGAAGGTTAAGCCATTTTGATAGACAAACTCTCTCAAACATTGCATTGAATGCCCACTTGGTAACGGAATCGTCCATAAGAGCATTGATAATTTCGTCCGGGATTTCCTCACCACAAGCAAGGTCAACCACCTGCACTTCGCTGCCATCCACCGAATAACCAAATAGAAGAATTTCAAAATCATCACTCTCGGCATAACGATAAACCCCGGACTTCTGAAGATTGACACTTGAAAATGTTTCTATATCAATAGAAATAGATTTCATATATTAAATACCGTCCTTTCCAATGCAAACGAGGCGGCAGAAGAACATTCTCCGCCGCCTCGTCTGCATTCATTATTTAGCTGTTATGCCAAGAAATCATCATCTTCAACAGTGGTAAAATCGTCAGCTGCATTGGTTCTGCTGCCTAATGGCTCGCCGTCCTTAATCTTCTGGATATTGCCAAGTCCGCAGGCTACACCTTTGTTGCCATTAGAATTGAAAGCATAAAAATTTAAAGATACTCTTGCATAACAGCCGCTGTATACCTCATTGCGGTCTAGGATAGGCCTTACTGCTTTGTCTACAATCTGAGGAGCAGTATTGCTGTTGGCATTTATAAAATAATGACCTTTGTAAGCCTCATCCTCACGCTCCACATCACCATCTCTAAGAGGGAGCTTGATGGCAGCCTTATTCGGTTTCTTACCGCCGAATTTTGCAACACCCTCTTCAATTGCTGCATCTACTGCTGCATTGACTGCATTGATGGTTTCCTTATCTGTCTTAGGAATCAATACCGATACGCTGTACTTTTCTGCTCCGCCATTGATGGATACCGGTTCCCAGCCGTGAAAGTAGCTGAGACGCGTGTTTACACTTGTAACAACCTTAGTTCTGGTTTGATTATTCATATTCTAATTCCTCCGTTATTTCGTTAAATTCGTTTTTTACGTTTGATACGTTCATAGTCGGACGCTTATCCGAAAGTGGGACCAGAGTCGGCTTGCCCGGTGGTTTATATATGAGGTCACCGAGGATTTCCTCAAATTTTGTCCTTCCCATCAGCTTCTGCATTTCCGTAAGAGTAATGAGGTTCTGACGGTAGATATCCTTATAGCCGTTTGCTTTGGCTGCTTCAGCCACGGAATCTTCATCCTTATATTTGCGGACAGATCTGCCCTCGACTATCTTAAAACCATCCCACACTTTTCCATGATTGACTGCAGCATCCGTGGCATAAGCCATGATTTCATTTGCCCACTTCGTAATGTCAGATAGTTTGGATAAAACTTCCTCAATTTCAGAGTCTGTAAGCAGGGGCGGCAGTTTAAATTCCGATTGTGCCAGTTTCAGCTTTTCATCCGCTCTTGCACGGCATTTAACAGCTGCTCGGCAGAAGGTGCACCATTCACCCGGGAGATATTCACCTTCACCGTTATAGGCCATCTTTGCCTTTGGTCTCAGTTCATTTTCTGCCCAGTTTATTAATTCTTCTGCCGAGATAGTCCATGTGCTGATATTCTCTCTTCGTGGCTGGAAGATGGTCATGGAAACCTCCTCGATATCATACAGGCTATCGTAGATTTCCAAAGCACCAAGTGCATACAATTTCATCTGCGGATTTTCCACCGCGTCCACTAACACACCCATGCCATACTTAAAATCGATAATATGGAGTTTTTTATCAGCAATGATGATGCAGTCACCAGTTCCGAACCCCTGCGGCACATAGCAGGAAAAATCAAGATGCTGTTCAATAAGTACCAGCGGGTCTTTACAGCTTTGCTTTGCCAATGCAAGCTGCTCCAATACAAATTCCACATAGGCATCACTGTGTTCTTCCATTTCATCGGTGTTATAATCTGAAACGGGACGCTTGCTTCTCATATGAAGTGCCTTTTTAAGTTTATGTTCACAAAGAGCGTGGGCAGCTGTTCCTTCGGCTGCTGCACTGGTTTCGTTATCTTTAAACTCCAGTTCCAATCTTGCAGATGGAAGGCACTGGAGCCACCTATGCGACCCAGATGCTGAAAGTACTGCATGATCACTCATTGCCAAGTACCTCCGCATCTTTCAGCATATCTGCATAATGCTCCGGAGCTACTTCGCTTAATTTAGAACCGCCGTATTTTTTGATGATTTCTCTCACTTCTGCGGTAAGACCGGCTTGGCTCTTTTCAGCAAGCTTGGCTCTGACTTCCTCCAGTGTGATTTCTTTGTTCTTTGGCTCAGATTCTTTTGAAACTGCAGCAGGTTCTTCCGTTTCGGCAGGTTCATTGCCCGCCATTACATCTGCCACCGCCTGCAGGCTGTCTGCCAAAGAACGCATATCAGAAACCACATCAAGGAGTAACTTGATTTTACTCATGGCTTATTCCTCCTTCCTGAGTCTCACAGATGGCAAGTTCCTGTACGGTATCACCTGGAACAAGGATAGTCAGCTTCTGCTTATCACCAAGTAAGAAACGAAGGAAACGCTCCCTTATGGTGACATTGCGGCAAGTTACAATCCCGCCAGACTGTGGATGTTTTGAAACACTGATTTTTAAGCTGTGTTTCATGTTGTTCACCTCTCTCCGAGAGCGTTTATTTGCTGCCCTCTACCTTTTAGCCTTGGGAAGAGGGGAAAGTTGAGGATTTAGGGAAAACTTTTTTGAAATTCTTAATTGCAGTTTCCATACGGTGCGAAATGGCACTGACTGAAACACCTTCACGCTTCGCATAATCAGTTAAAGATATCTCATCTAAATAAATGGAAATAAGAAGTTCAGCCTGCTTTGGCTTCAATGTCTTGCGAATAATATCACGTATGTACTCATAGTCAGCTTTCCTATTGCGGGCATCTTCATCAGAATTGTCGGGGAAATAGTCCATATGATCCGTTTCGTCCTCAGTCTCATCATCTTTGCGGAACTTTTTCTTAGGCATTCCACGATAACGGTCAAATTTGTGCCAGTTGTTGTACTCCGGTTTATTAAACTGCTCATCAATAATTGCTTGGACAGAACGGCGAGCCACAGTTTCTTTGTCCTCAGCAGAAGATAGCCTGTCTTCATAATCTGCGTCAATCATTATGGTGCAGTCCTCATCCGGTACCTCCAGATAGGTAGGTTTGTTGTCATACAGAATTCTAATTTTCATTTTGCATTGCATCCTTTCCGCCGGACTGCATTGGCAGCAAAGGATACAAAAATAGGTCCGTGCCAGAAGTACACAGACCCTTTTATCCTGAAAATGAGCGCAACAAGGGAAGGTACTTCTATTGCACCGCCACAGTCCTTGCAGACTGGAGCGAGACAATATGTATCCTTTGCCTTATTGCAAATCAGGCATTTGATATTTTTTTGTAGACGGGGAGCGGTCGAATTTAGCTGCTTATGAAGAACCTTTCCTTCGTCTAAAATTATTGTAAGTGAAAAAAGGACAACCAGGACGGACACCTCATGTCCGCTTTTTTAAGGCCAAAACCACTATTTTTCTATGAAGAATAGTGAAAAAAGCATAAAAAAGAGCCATACACAAACCCTTTTAGTAGGATTCATGTATGGCTCATATAGATATAGCTATAAAAAAAACGGACATCCCGTGTCCGCTTTTTCAAAAATGTTTTGAACTTTTATAATGGGTCTGCACCGTGTTCTTGTAAAAAGTTTCTAATCTCATCCATTGGCTTTGCATAAAGATGGGTAAGTGCAAACCTATACCATATATGACTATTATTGTTGTAATTCAGTGAGAATGGTGAGTTCTTAATAATATGATTGCTGATTTCCGGTGGGAGATGAAGTCCAAGGCAAATTAAAAGGATGGAATTAAGCGACCCTTGATTTTCCCCATTGACAATTCGACTTATCGTTTTGGAACTCAGCATTGTTCTCTTCTCTAATTCTACAAAGGTAACGTTCTTCCAATCAATTACAATTTCAAGGGATTTTGTAAAACTGTTAGGAAGTTCATTGTAGACTCGCATTTCATCCGCTAATGTGTCAGCTAGTATTTGGGCTTTCCTTTCCGGGGCCGCATACTCAAAACCGTTACAATACTTTATGTCAAAATCAATATTTGATGATTTGTCACGGTTGAGGAAGCACTCACTGTGGTATCTTTCTTTACAGCCTGACTTGATTGATAAATCGAAAACCAAACAGCATTCTTCCATATTGTTTCGTGCAAAATTGGTTAATGCCATAGCCCCATTTTCATCCTGGGTCAAATACCTTGGATGATTTAGAACAAAGTGAGAATCAACGTATAGATAGCTGCCGTCTCTTACCAAATCAGCCATTGCTGGATTGGCTATGCTTTGAATTGCAGCATCCTCTGCACCAATCGAAAACGTCTGATTCCTTTGGAGTGTCCCTTTCCTAAACTTATGTGGCTTTACATAATGACCGTCTATGTAGGTAAAGGTACCAATAGCTTCCTCATATCCTGCATCAATCATGCGAATTTTAGCTGCGGTACGAGAGACACAGAAAAATGCAGCCAGAGCATCAATCACTGGTTCCATAATATCTATAAGTTCAAACGTTCCAAGTTCTGCACGAAACTGCTTAATAAACTCAAATGCCTTTGTCTTAAACGTTGAAATAGGCATTTGAATCCTTGGTGCGAGAGCATTTGCCTGCCATTCCATCCAATCAGTCGCATCTCTGTTATTGTCTTTTATACCGCCTACTACCTGGCACTTGATTCGCGTGGCATTGCTGTTATACAACCGTTCCAGTTCAAATGCTTTTCTGTGCTGATCCCAATGAACACACTCATGCACAATGGTGTTATTGACTGATCCAAGATTACGAAGGAAGTACGCTTTTGGATCCACGAAGATGGTACGGGCATCCACATGAGCCTGTACCATTTCATCACTGTCTTCATCGTAAAATTCTGCATCACAGTCATGAAAGTATATCTGTCCAAAAACAGAGAAATCCTTTGTAATCTCTCTCATTTTCACTGCAAGGCCCATCTTTTCTGCCAGCACTTGTGGTTCAATTGCCATTGGGGTTTTTAATGCTTCTGGGTAATGTCTGCGTAGGAAGTCTGCAGCAACGAATTCAAGCTGCTCCTTATTAATGATGGGTACAAGAGAGTCCGACATAGGTTTTGGCTGTTTATTTTTGCTGGTATACTCTGTTACACTGGAGATTGTAAAATCATCCAAATTGCAGTCCAAATCTCCGGAGCACTTCAACATAAACCACTGCCTGCAATTTTCCGATTCATCATAGTGATAATCTGACTCCCGAACCTCTAGTTCAGCTTCAACAGCAACATCAAATTCTATTTTCATATCCGGCAAATCATTAACAGAAACAAACTTTACTTCTATATCTGACAATTCTATGCCGCCAATGTTTCGAACTTTGTATAACCGTAAGTCTAAATTCTCGTAGTTCTCTGCAGTATAGCTTTGTATGGCTGCAAATAATTCATTATAGAATGTATCTGCCACATAATCTTTAAATGAACGATTACCCGCCAAGACACTCCCCCCCCATTCATATAGAAAATATCTTAATGAATTTCCTTTATTGTAAATATTAGTTCATAGGTAAATTATAACATACATCATAGCTATCTCAATATTTATTTTGCATTCGTGAATTTTAATTGTCCCCTCACTAATTTTGTGATAAACTTTATTTAATAACTAAGGCGAGGTGACATTATGTCCATAAGTTATAAAAAGCTTTGGAAACTTCTTATAGACAGAGACATGAAAAAGAAAGACTTGAGGGAAGCCGCAGGTATTAGTACAGCCTCAATGGCTAAGCTTGGCAAAAATGAAAATGTTAATACTGAAATTCTAATAAAAGTATGTAAGGCTCTTAGCTGTGACATTTCAGATATAATGGAGATTGTAGAAACTAAGGAAACCACATCAAGTGTAAAGGAGTAATCGAATGAAACTGTTATATTCAAATATCCTGCCCCTTGCTACATTAGAGGGCCAAGATACAATTATTGACTGTTTTAATGAACAAATCGCAAAATCGGACCGGGTTGAAATTGCGGTTGGATACATCTCTCGTGCTTCCTTGGAAGAACTGGACCACCTGGTCGAAGAACACAATATATCTAGTATATGCCTTACTATTGGTATGTACTTCATTGAAGGTATGCCAGAAGGATCCTTCAATGAAGCTTTACAACTGAACAAAAAATGGAGAGAGTCAGGCATTGGTGAAATTAGGATTGTAAAGGCATTTAAGTACCATGGTAAATTATACTGTTTCTATAAAGATGGACAACCTTTTTCAGCTATCATTGGTTCTGCAAACTTAGGTGTAATCAAATTAGATGCCAATAACCGCCGACAGTATGAAATCTCATCAATTACTGATGATGCTGCTGAATGCAGAGAAATTGCAGATTTTATAGAGAGACTAAAAATACAGAATTGCTCAGATAATATTGCCAGCATAACAGGAATGCCAATAATCAGGGAGGTTAACACATCACTTAGTGGCATTGATATGGTAACACAAATTCCCCAAACTGGTGTACAGCTTTATGCACAGCATAAAACAGGTATTTCATTTGTTCTGCCGATAAAAGTTCCTGCTTATGATGAGCGGCACATGGACGATGGCAAGCATTTTACGAAATCAAATATTAATGTCAGCTATGCCGCACCGAGAAGCAAGAGAAAATCCCGTGATTGGTATGAGACCCAGCTGACCGTGAGCAAAGAAATAACTCGCTCCGAGGGATATCCTGAAAAGAACAAGACTTTCTTTGTTGTTACCGATGACGGCTATTGGTTTAAGGCTCATACTACAAGTGATGGAAATAAACAGTTCAGTGCTGTTGGCGATGAACTTATTCTTGGCCGTTGGATTAAGGGCAGGCTTGCGGCTGCAGGACTTGTAACGCCTGTGAATGATACCCAAGCTGATACAGACCGTAAGGGCATGATTACGAAAGAAATGTTGCAAGCATATGGCTGCGATAGTCTTGTGCTTTCTAAAACCGACCAGAAAGCATTGGACGAAGACGGCTCTGAACTTGATGTATGGGTTTTATCATTTGAAACAACTGCTAACGAATGAGAGGTGCGGCTATGCAATACTTAAAAACATACCTTCAAAAGATTACAGACCGAGGCAATGTAAAATTAGCGGAGTCCATTTTAAAAACTGCTGAAGATGTTGGAAATCAGCATATTCGCAATTTTTCATTTACAAGTCATGAGATTGGTCTGTTGTTTGGCAATGTACAATCTGGAAAAACTGGTCAGATGTTTGGCATCATGTGCAAAGCCGCAGACTTAGGTTTTCCTGCGTTTATCTTACTCACTACGGATAATGTTGCTTTACAGCAGCAAACCTTGGAACGTGTCAAAGACGATTTAGACGGTTTCTGTATTTGCGGTGAAAATGACTCAAGGCTGTTTGTTGAGAATAGCCTTGTCAAGCCAGCGATTGTCGTTTTAAAGAAAAATTCAAGAATGCTGAGACTGTGGGCAAATGTATTTAATTCCACGGGCTTCATGAAGGGAAATCCTCTCTTCATAGTTGACGACGAGGCAGATGCCGCTTCCTTGAATACACTTGTAAACCGAAATGGTCAGTCATCAATTAATAGGTATTTGGATTCTATAAAGAATGGTGCATCAAGCAGTCTATACCTACAGGTTACCGGTACTCCCCAAGCAATCTTACTACAGACACTTGCTTCCGGGTGGCATCCATATTTTACATATTACTTCCGTCCCGGCGATGGCTATTTAGGCGGGGACTTTTTCTTCCCGACAAGCGGTAAACCTGAATGCATTGATTATCTTGAATCAATCAAACGACCGACAAGAAGTGTTGTTATACGCCATCTTGCTGTTTCTGCTCAGATTTTAGCATCTAACGGCAAAGTATCAAATTGCCTTATACATCCGAGTGTACGTCAAGCTGTTCACCAGCGCTTTGCTGACGACGTCACAAAAGAACTAAATTGGTGTATTGAACATATCAATGATGAATTCATCACAGAATTACAAACCCACTATGATGCTTTAGCACCCAACAAAAGCGAGAAACTTCCGTTTGATGTTATCTATAAAACTGCTAAGAACTTGATGGAAAACAAATGTATAAAAATTCTTGTTATGAATGGCAAGACTGATGTTGAGAGTCCCGAATATGCAGCAGGCTGTAATTTTATCATCGGCGGAAACACTCTGGGCCGAGGTGTAACTTTTCCAGGGCTGCAGACAATTTACTATACAAGAACAAGCAAAAAGCCTCAGGCTGACACTATGTGGCAGCATAGCCGGATGTTCGGTTATGACAGAGACCCTGGCATGATGAAGATATTTATAGATGAACAACTTTATAAACTATTTGCAGATATTAATGCTACTAACAATGCCATCATTGCTCAAGTAGAGCAAGGAATTGATAATATTAAAATCTATTATCCGGTTGGATTGAATCCAACTAGAAGGAATGTTCTTGACAACAAACGAGTCAATATTCTCTCTGGTGGAACAAACTATTATCCGTTCTATCCAGATAATGACTCTATAGAGGATATATCAAAACTATTGGAGCCTTTCTCTGATGATGAACCTTATTACCAAGTAAATTTGAGACTGATTAAGAAAATTTTGACCCATATTATTGCCAGTCCGGATTTTAAGTTGGACGCATTCCTTTCTGTCATTGACACATTTCTTTCAGAGCAGCCTGCGGGACAGGGTATTTTGATAGTTAGAAGAGAAAGAAATGTAGCACAAGGCACGGGTGCATTATTGTCTCCAAACGACTGGAAACTTGGCGGCACTTTCCCCAACAAAGTTGTCCTTACCATGTATCAAGTAACTGGTACTAAGGGATGGGGCGGAAAAGCTCTCTGGGTGCCAAATATTAAACTTCCTCATGATACAATGTATTATGATGTGTGTGAAGATAATACAGAAGCATAGGAGGACAAGCATGGATGTTTACCAATAATATAGCACAAAGGATTTTATTTGCTCCTCCACTCCGAGGAGCAGATACTTTATTAATATTAAGTGGATATGCTACTCCTAATATGGCATCGTGGCTAATTAAGAATTTTCAGGAGCAAAATATGCACCTTGTCAATATTTCACTGCTTATAGGCATGGTACCTTATGATGGGTTAAGTGTTCCTATACACGAGGGCTTTAAGGAACTCCATGGCAAGGCATACCCAAATGCCGTGGATAGCTTTTCCTGCAGTTATGTTTGCGAAAACCCTCCGGTTCATGCAAATTTGTATATTTGGTTAAAAGGTGAATTGCCAATGCAGGCATATACAGGTTCTGCTGATTTTGTGCAGAATGCATTTATTCCATCTCGAAAAGAAATCATGGAATGCTGTGATCCAGAAGAAGCATATAAATTTTTTCAGGAAGTTGAGGCAAATTCCATCTATTGTAACCATGCAGAGGTCGAAGATCATATCGTTCTCCGTCCAACACATCAAATTCTAGATGCTGAAAATAAGCCAATAACCACTTTGGCTGGAGAAGGTATTATTTCCACAACACTGTCTCTTCTTACAAATAGAGATGATATTGGAGAAAGGTCCGGTTTAAATTGGGGACAACGCAAGGGCAGAAATAAAAACCAAGCATATATCCATCTTCCTGCAAAAATTGCAAGAAGTGGTTTCTTCCCGCTTGATAAACAGCATTTTACTGTTGTTACAGACGACGGTCACACGCTTCTTTTAAGGGTCGAGCAGCAAAACAACAAGGCAATTACAACACCTCTTAGCAATGCTCAGCTTGGAGAATACTTCCGAAACCGTTTAGGCCTTGGAAATGGTGCATTCGTAACAAAGCAAGATTTACTGAACTATGGAAGAACGGATGTTACTTTTTACAAAATTGATGACGAAACATTTTATATGGATTTTTCTCATCATCCATCTGTGTGAGGGGGAATTTCATTTGTCAGATAATCATTCCAAAGAAATTCGAAGCATGAATATGTCACATATCCGAAGCACAAATTCTAAGCCGGAAGAAATTGTTCGGAAGTACCTGTTTTCCCGCGGTCTGCGATACAGAAAAAATGTACGCACTCTTCCTGGCTGCCCCGATGTGGTCCTGCCCAAATACAAAACTGTAATATTTGTAAATGGGTGCTTTTGGCATCATCATGACTGTGGTCGTTTTGTATGGCCGTCAACCAATGAAGAATATTGGCATAATAAAATTGACAGAAATATCAAGCGTGACAAAAAGAATACCAAACTGCTCGAAGAACAGGGATGGAACGTTCTTGTTATTTGGGAATGTCAGCTAAAAAAGTCTGTTGCCGAATCGAATTTGAACGCACTGTACAACAGCATTACTGCACAGCAAAAATAAAAAACAGCAAAGTGTAAGTCTTTTCAAACTTACTGCTTTGCTGTTTTTTACTCATTGATATTTGGTTCTGTTGATTCATAAGGAATTCCGGCAAAACTTCTCAGTATTGCTTCAAAGATAATTTGTGCTCCTCTGCTTGGAACAGCCATACCAATTTGTTTTCTGACACTTTCCTTGCTTCCAATAAATCTGTAGGTATCCGGAAAGGTCTGAAGTCTTGCCCGCTCTCTATTAGTCAAGGCTCGTGGCTCTTCCCAATGATATATATGTGTCCCGCCTCCGCCGCTTCCGGTTACTGTATAAGATGGCTTAGTAGGATCAAGGCGCTTATAAATCTGGCTTATTCTTGCACCCGTTATATTAAGCTGGAGGTCTTCCGGCAAATCAGCTGTAAAAGCATTCTGCCCGGGAAGAATATGCTGCAGTCTTCTAACAACGGTTGCCGATTGCTTCGTTAATTCATTGTTATATGCATCCCTTGGAATAGGAGGATTTTCTATTGCGTTTCTGCAGGTATTATCAATTCCGGCATAAGGTGCTGTTGATGGAACTCTAAATTCAATATTGATATCATTACGTATACCAACAATTATCAAACGGTGTCTTGCCTGAGGTATTCCATACTCCTCAAACTTATACAGATGAGGTGTAATCGTATAGCCAGCCCCTCTCAGTTCATTTAGAATCTTAGTAAAGGCCTTACCATCATTTGCGTTTCTAAGTCCGCCTACATTCTCTGCTAAAAACCACTGTGGCTTAAAGGTTTTTAAAGCTTTGACGCCATATGAATATAAGGGACCATATACCCCATCCATACCTTTTTGTTCACCAACAACACTATAATCATTGCAAGGGAAACCAAACGCCAATGCGTCAATCGGGGCTAATTTGGACATATCAAATTTACGAATATCCTCATGGTAAACGGTATTAGGTGCATCGGGGCAAATATTTAATCTATAAGTTTCACAGGTATCCGCATCATAATCATTTGCCCATTGATGTACAATTCCAAAATCGTCATTATTTATATCTGCATTTATGGCTCCCCAAGCAATCCCGCCCGGACCACAGAACAATTCTCCAAGCCTATAAATCATATCTCATCAACCTTCCTTTTTCTGTTGAGAAAATCGATTTGTGCTTGGATGTATTGCATTTCTTCACCATCAAGGGAAGAAACCCCTTGAAACACAAACTGATATTCTTTAATATCTTCTTCACTCAAGTAACCTGCTAACTCATAGAGCGGTATCAAATGAATGTTATATAAATTTGCAAGTTTTTTTAAATCATCGGGAGTATAATCAATCTGCCCTCTTTCCATCTTGCTAAGTCTTGAATCTGTTATACCGGTTATTTCATATACCTTTTTGAGGCTCAAACCGCTTTTTTCACGACTTTCTTTCAATCGATCGCCTAACTCAGACATTCTATCACCTCTACAGTAGGATAACATATTCGCTGCGAATAATCAAGACTTTTTTAACATTTGCTGCATGTCTGCAGCATTACACTAATAGTTTACAAATCTCCCTAATGGAAATTATTCAAGTCTGAAAGCCAAAGTATCTCTTTTTATTCACAAATTTCGACACAGACATTTCGGCCTATCTGTCATCTATTCTATCTCCTCAACCCTATGAAGTTATCTAATCTGTCTACTCAACCCTACGTACATTTTTGCGGTCGACTTGTTTCCTCAATAAATAAAAACAAGGCTTTTCGAGGTTAAAAGTATCTGCTCAACAACTGGCAGAAAACCTTCCAACCTCGAAAAGCCTTTATTCATCAGTGTTCAGAGTATTCCTTATTTCTCCATCCTTGACATCAATACAACACACTCAACGTGTGCGGTACGCGGGAAAAGGTCCACCGGCACTGCTGTCTGCAATTCGTATCCATCACCGGCAAACGTT